CTAACACTCTGCATGGACATTTTGTGGATCTCTTTTGCTGATTTTTAACTTAATGAACTGAGGAACGCTTGCGTCAATTGTAGTGTGATATTGAAATAAGGGGTATTTTCTATCACGATTATTGATTGAATAACTTATTATATCCTTCATAAGTAGCACAAAGTCAGTGGTGAAATTATATTCAAGTATCTCAACCATTTTTAAATGAAAGTGCCAGTATGATTGTAGATATTTTTTTATATCCAATTCATCCGAAAATTTTGTTTTTAAGAATAAAATATATTCATCTTCACCGTGGGTTGAGCACTGATAGAGTTTTTCAATATCTAAACGCTTTAGTCCATAAAGGTTGTGCAATAATTCTAATAGTTTTTCAATGCTATGTATATGGGTGTATAACTCTGTATAGTCATTAATTTCTTCTTTTTTAAATAGTTCAACTAGTTGGCACCAAATTAATTCTGCATTTTGTATGTAGTCCTTGGAAGCATCAAAATTATTATTAGTAGTTGAAGCATAAGGATAGCATTTACGATATGTAGAATAACAATTTTCAAATTCTAATTTTGCGTTCTTTTTTATCAAAGGAATGTCTAAAGATTCAAGGTGTTGTAATGCTTCTATAGTGTTTTTTCTATGGGTATAGAAAAAATCCACTTTGTTTTTCTTTTCTGCTTCTTTGATTTGTTTATCTGTTTGTATTGTTCGATGAATATTATTGACAACTACTCCCAGTGGAATCGATAAAGATAAAACAGCTAAAGGAAGTTTACTAATGTTTAGGAAATTATTAAATCCTTCCGTATCGATTTGAACATTGTGACCATTCCATGCAACAAATCCGAGCAGAAAAAAACTAATTATTGGAATTGCCAGTGCGGCTTTGAATAATGGTTGATGCGTAAGAGGTTCAGCATTCATCTTGAATGCATTTATCTTGAATAAATAACCCATGTAAACAACCACAAATAAAATGTTAAATAAAACGATGCATTGATTGATTGTAAGGTTCATTTTTCTCTAAATTATTAATGATAAAGGATTTTTTGTTATTACATCTTCAAGATGCGTTGGCGCAAAGTGAGCATAGATCATAGTCATTTTTATATCTGAATGGCCTAAAATCTCTTTAAGAACAAGTATGTTTCCGCCATTCATCATAAAGTGGCTGGCAAATGTATGTCGTAATACATGTGTACACTGGCCTTCAGGCAGTTCAATCCCCGCTTTAGCTACAGTACGCTCGAAAGTTTTACGGCACGGGGTAAACAACTGGCCTCGTTTTTTTGGTATCTCGTTATAAAGCTCTTTTGAGATAGGTATAGAACGTACCTTTCTACTTTTCGTATTTTTGTAAGTGATACGGTATGGCGTAACTTGAGAGCCTTCTAGATTTTCCGCTTCACTCCACCTTGCACCGGTAGCAAGGCAAATCTTAGTGATGATGAGAACGTGCGGGCTATTAGATTCGGATAAATATTGTAAAAGAGTTTTGATTTCTTCTGAATAAAGAAAAGAAACCATTTTTTCATCAACTTTAAAGGTTGGAATTCCTGCCAATGGATTTGGAAGCGACCAATGGCCTAGTTTTTTTAGTGTACCAAATACGGCAGATAGATAGCGTTGCTCATGATTTACTGTCCGTGGTTGTATCGGCATACAACGTCCATTTATATCCGGAATTTCACCCTTTAAGCGACCTTCTCTGTATTGGCTGAAATCCGCCGCTGTGATTTGTGCTGCAATCGGATTTCCCATACCAGCACAAATACCTTTCAATTTCGACATCATGCGGTCGGCATCTGCTAATGTTCGACCATATAGATCATGCCACTGCTCAATCAGATCTGATAAGCGTCGATTATCTTGCTTCTCACCCAGCCAGGGTTTGCCTTCCATTTCGCTGGCGATATATTTTTCATATGCCAGTGCTTCACCTTTCGTGGCGAATTTTTTACGAATACGCTTACCTTTCACCCCATTAGGGCGAAGATCGCACAACCATTCACCGCTTTCGATTTTCCGAACTGCCATTACTCACTCACTAAGTATGTGGCCACAACCTTCCCAATCAATTGCACATCAGATACGTCGCAATCAACTGGATATTTTCCCCAGTCAATCCGCAATTTGTTACCAGGAAGTAACGTCAATTCTTTGATGCTTTTCGTACCAGAATACTCAAGAAGGAACTTACCGTCCGTAACAGGGTAATCAGCGATATCTACGAAAAATCTTACTGAACTATCACTGATTATTTGAAGTTCACCTTTGTAGTTGGGGAGTATTGTCTTATCGAAAATTACGGATGCTTGGCGAACCATATCAGACCCTTCGATTTTATAGGCTGAGATTCGAGTGGTATCACTTGCCACCTGATTAAATCTAACGCCATCACCAGTGGTTAGCCAGTAGATAGAAGCTCCTGTTTCTAGAGCACAAAGTAGCACTAAATCAGCAGGAAAGTTGTCACGCATGATACGTGTACTTAAAGCACTTGGAGACATTCCAAGATAATTTGCTAACTGCATTCTGGATGTAAAACCATAGGCCTCACACACCCTTTCGATTGCTTCGCGTGCACCTGTCTTGATGTTGTAAGTTGTCATGTTTGTAGTTCGCAATTATTGACAAACGACAATTTTAAAAATAGTCTCTGCATTGTTTCGAATGTAGATACTGATAATTGCCGTTTGTAGATTATTAACAACTATTGTCACCGACGCTCATTAGTGACAAACGAAGGAGGAATTTTGCCGTATGCAAACTAAAGCTGCAACACATTCAGAAAGCAGGTGGGTACCTCTGAAAACTTTTTGCGACAGGGTTGAAATAAAACTGCGCACGGGACGTTACTGGGTACACACCGGCAAACTCAAAATCAAACCTAAAAGCAAACCGAAAGAACATGTGTTTGTAGATTGGCTTGCGTGGAACAGTGAAAAGTAATCATCACTTTTAGTGATTTTGAGATTGGGATGGAAGAAAAACAATGTTTGATTATCAGACTTCCAAACATGCGCACTTTGATGCGGCTTGCCGAGCATTTGCAATTGAGCACAATCTGGAAGATGTGGCCGCTGCTGTTGGTATGAGGCCGCAGATCCTGCGCAACAAATTGAACCCGGCACAGCCGCACCGTTTAACCTGTGACGAGCTTTTAGCTATTACGGATTACACCGAAGATGCGCGTTTACTTGATGGGATGCTGGGGCAGATTAACTGCCTTCCATCCGTACCGGTGAACAATGCCACAGAAGGCAACATGCAGCTGTGCGCACTGAGTGCCACAGCCAGTGTGGGCGCAATTGCTGGGGAAGCCGTATCAACTGGTCATATGACCGCCGCCCGCCGTACACAAATTCTGGATCGCGCTCGCGATGCAATCCGTAGCTTATCCGTGTTGGCTTATACCGTTGAAAGCCGTATCCAATCCGCGCCCGTTCTTGCTGCAGCGGTGGATCTGGTGACGGCTAACGCCACCGGCTTGATGTGAGGGAGCACCATGAAAGCGTTTGTTACTTATCTGAAAAAAGAATCGCCACCCATGCAGTTGCCGAGTGGTTCAACGGGATGGATAGAACTGCCGAACGGTCAGCGCTGGAACCCTGGCCACATGCACAAATTCAATGGCCATCAACCGCACCGCCCGTGGTGGCGTCGTCTGATGGGGTTATAGGGGGTGCTATGGCGATTAACCAGGAGCAGCAAAAGCGTGGACTGGAGCATTTAAAGCAGATCCGCCGCAAATACTTCAGCGAAAGCAGTGAGGCTGCTGAATGGTGGGACAACCTGACACCGGAGTGGCGCGGAGTGGTTCTTCATGCTGCTGCGGTTACTTCTGGTGCCGGGGGGTTTAAAGCTCACTTAAGCAAGTGTTGCTGGCGTGAGCTTTATGAACGCCTGGGCTATCGGGGCATGATTCAACTGCGCCAGGGCATTTCACGGGCGCGTTTAACGTTTGAAGGTTTCGGCAGTTTACGTGACAGCGATTTTTCGAAGCGCACCGCGAACCGCCCGATCAAAAAGGTACATCCAATTTATAGCAGTAGTGGGGTGCAGATGGTGATCGCGCCTCATATCATCCATAAGTTGCAGCAGCAGGGGAATCACTAATGACCATTATTTCCGTTGAGGGTAAGTCGCTGGGGGCTGAACTGGCCGTGTGGGGAGTCCCGCATAGCTACGCTGTGGCGTTTGCAGAGAAAAGCACCAGTAAAAATGGCCGTATCGCTTTGCATCCGTTTTTCTTCAATGACACAGAACATATGACTAACCCGCGCCACTGGCTGGCTATTAACGCCGCTTTCTGGTGCTGCGTGTATCGCGAAGCGGAGAGCAAAGAGGCACGGATCGAGGCACTATCGGGGATTCGCGCGATTTTCTACACAGCTGGGGCGCTGGGGGTTGGTGAGATAAAATCGCTGATCCAGGAGTGGTGGCGGACAACGTATGAGCTTCACCTTATTCCGGCACCGAACTACTCAGCCGCCACAGTACAACCCGCTTTTCACTAATTAACCGCCTGAATTTTTTGGCCACGTTTTAAGTGGCCGGGGATTTTTTTGCCTTAAGGAAACCAAAATGCACATGACACGTCAGAATTTACCAGTAACAAAATCAGGCACTGAACTGCTGGCCATGCTCACCAAAGCCACGCAGGAAGGTAAAGCCGCAGCTGCTGATCTGTGTTCCACCCGCCTGGATAAGCTGGCCACCCATGCAGCCAAGGAAGGTTTAAGCGCAACGGAAATCGTTGAGTTAATCCGCGAAGAAGCCACAGCGATTTGCAGCAAAGGCGGTGCCGCATGGCAGTAAAAACCCCACTTGAGTGGGTGGGCAGCAATGCCCGCCTTATGCCACAGCTGCTTTCCCACCTGCCGGAAGGTAACCGTGGTTGATATGCTGGAGCCTGGCCAACACCATGCCGTCAATGCCTGGCGGCGTGAAACCTTTGCGCCTAGCACCCCGTCAGATGCGACGATCACAGAACGTCGCCTGTGGGCTGTTAACCCACAGGATTATGAGTGGCGTTCCCAGTACCTGCATGAGATACCCGACTGGTTAGCCGGGTATTTCGGCAACCGTTACGAAAAGCTGCTGGCTGGTTGTGACGGGCGTCGCCGTGCCAATACATTCCTGCGTAAAACTATCGGTGAGAATGTATTGCCACGTCTGCGCAAAGTGGCTGCACGTTACAAACTGGCCGCTGATGCACTTGATCTTCCTTTCGGTAAGTCGCTGGAGCGACTACCGTCACTTGACCGCCCGGACATCAAAAAACTGGCTGGCCAGATATCTGGCTGGCTCTCTCAGTCACTTTATGAATTCACCGATCAGTTTGTGGGCAGCACTGACGATGCCGCAGAGATGCGCCGCCGTACGCTGGAGTCTTACCGCCATTTATGCACGTGTTCCGTGATGCTGAACAATCAGCCGCCATACTGGGCAGAACATGAAGCCAATGGCGGGCAACTGGAAACACGTAAGGCGGAATCCGGGATACTGCGCATGATGGCGCCAGAATGGTGGTATCTGCGCCTGAAGCGAGCGCGTGACACGCAGCGCGAACATATGGCCATAGCTGTGGGACAGGTGCAGAAAGCGGCCAGCGCTTATGTATCCCGTAAAACCCTGGGCGAATGGATAGACCAGAAAAAGCGGAATCTGGAGTTCTTTAAAAAGTTTGATCTGCTGAATGATGAGGGGTTGCGCATTGCACTGGACAGCATGGTGCACCACAGCGTTGCAAATCCGGCGATCCGTCGCTGTGAGCTAATGGTAAGAATGCGGGGGTTTGAAGATATGGCCAATGAAGAAGGGCTGGCCGGTGAGTTTTACACCATCACCGCGCCATCACGTTTCCATGCGGTACACAGCAAAGGGGGCTTTGTATCGCAATGGGATGGATGTACGCCGCAGGATACCCAGCGCTATTTATGCGGCGTATGGGCAAAAGCCCGCGCAGCGATCTCGCGTGCGGGTATTCATGTATTTGGGTTTCGGGTTGTTGAGCCTCACCATGACGGGACACCACACTGGCATATGTTGCTTTTTATGCGCCCGCAGGACGTAGACACAGTGCGCGATATTCTTTGTTATCACGCCAGAATTACCGATTCTGAGGAACTGCAATCTGAAAAGGCGCTTAAGGCGCGTTTTCACGTTGAAGCTATCGATCCCACCAAAGGTTCGGCCACGGGCTACATCGCGAAATACATTTCAAAAAATATTGATGGTTTTGCGCTGGATGGTGAGCAGGACGAAGAAACCGGCGAGAACCTGCGTGATATGGCTAAATCAGTTTCTGCGTGGGCTTCACGCTGGCGCATTCGTCAGTTTCAGCAGATTGGAGGTGCGCCGGTTACCGTGTGGCGTGAGCTGCGTCGGTTGCGGGATCAGGTGCTGACCGATCGCAGAATGGACGCGGTTCTGGCTGCTGCTGATGTCGGAGACTGGGCTGCATACACCCAGGCGCAGGGCGGTGCACTGGTTGCCCGCCGTGATCTGGTTGTTCGTCTGGCCTATGAAATTACGGAACAGGGAAACGAATACGCAGAGGACGTGCAGCGCGTACAGGGTGTTTATTCTCCTTTGGTTCCTGATTCAGAAGTCTGCACCCGTCTGGTTAAGTGGCAAAAGGTTGCGAAGTTGGCCGAAGCGCCAGCGGAGGCGGGTTTTTCTGGCGGCAACGCCGCCCCTTGGAGTTCTGTCAATAACTGTACGGAGGGGGGAACCCGCAGACGGTTAAAACTGGAATTACGCAGTCGGGGTTTTGATGGTTCTGATGAAGAAATAGCCATTCTCCTGCGGGGTAGTGGTTTGAGATTTGGTCAGGGCGCACTGATTTACCGCAACGGGTGGCTTAAAGAGACTCAAAACGAGCCATTACAGGAACTGTGGCCGGGGTGGTTGTAGTGGTGTAAGTATGTGAAAGGCATTCATTTGTCAGTAGATGGCAGGAAAAAGCACTTTCACATTTTGTGCTTAAATGTATACTGTATTTATATACAGTTATTCTGTTTTTGGGAGGATGCTTGTGCAGGATTTGTTTTTGGAAACTATCGCATTGCAGCGGATTGCGTTGTTTACAAGGCTTATAGCTAAAAGTAATTGCACCGGCTGTGAGAAAGACATAGCACTTGCCTGGCTGAGCGAACTGACTTCAGATCTAGAAAGTAAGCTCGATGAGTATGAGAACAAAACCCCCAGTAATGGGGGCATTTCAGGCGGCGGGAGTCGCTTTCAGTAGGTCTAATGCCATCTGGCGCTGATCGGGTGAAAGTGCATTCAGTATTTTTTGCACCATCGCATCACCCGTTTTAACGCTGGGGCTGAGAGTGTGGGAGAACGTCAGATTCATAACAAACGTGTGGCCACACTCAACATCTGAACAGGCGCAGTAAATATCCGCAATCTGCCGGTGCTTCCTGTTCGTTTTACGAATAACAGCCTTTGAGCCGCATTCCGGGCATTCGATTTTCAGAACTCGCATATTCCATGCTCCAGCTGTTAAATGATGCCTGGATTTTAGCCTGTTTCGCCTCATGCCGCACCCTTATCCGTTGATTCTGTGTAACTTAAATCAAAGTTAAGGTGTAGCCTTTCCGGGATTTCGGGATCGTTGTTAACGGCCAGCATGAAGCGGCGCTGGATGGGGGCAATTTCGCTTTTCTTGTAAATGCGTTCAGCCTTTTCAACATCCCCCAGTCCGGCAGTGTTCTGCGGGACAATACCGGCGAGGCCAGCAGGGAAACGGTGCGCGTTCAGAATGTCCTGGGCGCTGATGTTTTTGATGTTGGCAAATTCATCCTTCGCGGAAATATCCCCCATTTCAATGAATTTGATGGCGTCGCCGTCTCCACCGGGAATGTTTACAAGGATGGTGGAGAAGTTACCGATCCCTTTGCTGTCACGCAGCTGCTGTTCAATTTCTTCCTCCATTTCGTCCGTCATGCTGGGATCACGGGTATAAAGAATACCGCCTGTGTGCGCACCGTTGTGGTAATAGCGGCGTCGGAAAATGACCGCTTCACTGTTAAGTAACGCGGAATGCACACCGCCGATGTAGTCCGGCAGTCCGTAGATATGCTGTTGCGGGTCATACATTTTGATGAAGATAATATCTTCTTCTGGCCATACCTGCGGTTCCCCTTCCTGTAACACTACGTAGTCACCGGGCTTATCCAGCGCGTTATCTCTGACTTTGCGGCGGCGAATATACAGACCGGGCAAGGGTTCAAGTGCGATCACGTCGCCCCAGCCGTTACGAATTTTTGCAATCGCAATATCCCCAAAGGTTATATAGTCAAACGCTGCCGCTTCCAGCTGGTCATGAATAAGCCCGCCCCCCTGGTAGTCTGAAACAATCATGTTTTTACGGGCGTGAATGATGCCGCCGTGCTGACCGTTAAGATTAATCAGTTGCGCGAGTGCCAGCCGGTCTATCGGCTGGGTGAAGTGATCGGCTGCATTGTCGTACCAGATATCACGGTAATCTGTGCCGGTAGTCAGAACCGGTTCAGGCTTGCCGAATGTGATAATGCTCATCTTTTTTGATTTGTCGCCACGCTGGTCGCGCTTAACAAAGCGTTTCTTTTTACTCATGCTGCCTCTTTCCTTACACCCCAGCGGGATTTAGGTTTGTTTTCATAGTTAAGGGGTTCGTTATACAGACCGTGGGTAATTGCCCAGAATGCCTCTGCGTGGCCGGTATCCTGGCTGCGGTCAGCGACAAACGTCATGGCGTTGCCGCTTTGTGTGGTGGTTCGACGCACAGACATAAAGCTGGCCGCGATCTCTTTCAGGTTTTTATCCCACTCAATACGCTGGCTTTCCACCACGTCCACCGCTTTCAGTACCAGCTTATTTTTGGTGTTCAGGTCGTAACGAATAGGGACGGCCACACGCATGGCAAAATGCTGAATGTTGTCAAAAACACCCTGGCCAATGCCGGTAACGTCCACCCCCAGATAAGTGAAGTTATATTTTTTGAACAACTGCTCGATCTGTTTTGCCTGGTAACGGAAGTTCATGCCTTTCCAGTAAATCACCTTCAGAACGCGGAACTTCTCCACGGCGAGCATCGGCGGGGCGATGATGACAAAACAGGACAAATCCCCGCTGCGAGCCGGGTCAAAGCCGCCCCACACTGGCCTGTCACCGAATGGACGGGCTGCATCAGGGTTGTGATCCTGCCAGGTGTCGACTTCAACGCCGCAGGCTTCCAGGTCGGAAAAGCTGAAAACGGAATCTTTGCTGTCAACGAACACGCACATATAGAGCATGTTAAAAGTGGTGTCGTTGTAGCGGTTGCGCAGTTTTTCGATATTCGCCAGGTTGAAACCGCCCGCAATGGCATCTTCCATCGTAATGACGTAGCGCCATTGTCCATCCGGGCAGAGCCGCCCGCCGTCACGCATTTCGTCAAAGGACGGAAACTTAATGGCTGCACGTTTTTTGCTGCCCTGTTTCCACTCATCGCCCGTCCAGAACGGGTACGCCTGGTGCGTTTTTGCCGATGGCGTTGAAAAATAGGTGGTGCGCCACTTGTCATGTGTGGCCATTGCGCTGGCCACTTCGTTAAGTTTTGCAAAGTTTGGCACCCAGAAATATTCGTCACAGTACAGGTGGCCGCTGTAGGACTGGGCGGTGTTTTTGTTGGTGGACAGAAAACGCAGTTCTGCGCCATTGCTTAAGCGGATCGGGTTGCCGGTTAGCGTAATACCGAAATACTGCTCTGCAATATTCACGATGTAAGACCGGAACACTTCAGCCTGTGCCTTTGACGCTGACAGAAAGATTTGCGGATCGCCGGTCATCACCGCATTTTCAAACGCTTCAAACGCAAAATACCAGGTCGCACCGATCTGGCGGCTTTTCAGGATGTTCCTGACAAGCTGGCCAATGTTATTGCGCAGGTGTTTCTGATATTCAAAAAGACGTTCCTCAGCCCATGCGCCAAAGTCCTCCTGCGTCAGCGACGTAATATCGTTTTTCTTGTATTTCCGTTTGCTGCGTGGTTCGTCGTCATTGTTGTCCCGCGCAGCTGCTTGCCCGGAACTCTGACCGCTGGCCATTTTCTCTTTGTGTTTATTACTCTGCGCACGCAGTTTCGTGGCATGAGCAATGAGCATGTCCATTTCTTTCAGGTCGAGCTCGGTTTTGTTATCGCGGCTGGCCAGCAGCTGGTAACGGCGTTCAATTGCTTCCTCAGTGCTTTCAAAACTGAGCAAATCCGCCCAGCTGTATTTTTCCGCCCAGTAGTAAACGATCCGCGCATTCGGCAGATTTAATTCAGATGCGATTTCCTTTGGCGTATAGCGGCGCAGATAAAGTGCGCGAACAACGCCTTTTAATTCTTCAGAGTATTTAGCCATACGGATAATTATGCCGTGGCTGTGATGAAAAAACGGTGGTGTTAATTCGTGTCTGTTCGGTAAAGCGTTATAACCGAACTGTTCAGAATAAAGCGTAATGCGGTGGCGGTTTTATTTGGCAATAATTGATTTGCAGCGTCAGGGAGTGGAACAGGGGGGATATGTCACATTTAAAAACTGACTGGCTGTGTGTTGCTACTGAAGGGGATACCGTTGATGGCAGGGTAATTAAACGGCAGTGGATCATTGATATGGGGGAAACCTATGACTATAGCCACTATGTCGCTTTAATCTGGCCAGAACATGAGGATGATTGCGGGAATTTTGGTGAAGTGCTGGAAGCCACCTGGAATGATGGTGAAGATGGACTGGCACGGTTATATGTCAGCCTTTGCCCGAATATGCGTCTGATTTTCGCAAATCATGAAGATCAGCTTTTGTTCTTCTCCATTGAGCCGGAAGAAAACTGGCGTGGTAGCGGGCGTACTTACCTGAAAGGGCTGGCGGTAACAGATACACCTGCCAGCGTTGGCACCACACGGCTGCGCTTTAGTCGTCGGCGCAATAAATTAACAAAGCAGGGATATTACAGCTGTGTAATTTCCCGCGACGGAAAAATTAAACAGGAAGCAAGAATGAAGAACTGGCAGAAACTGTTTGGTATTAAGCCAAAGTTTGAAGATGAAACGCCGCAGGATAATCCTGCTCCGGATGAAGATAAATTACAGGCGCTTGCCAATGTGGTGAACGATCTGGAAGCGCGAGTGGCGAAAATTGAAACTCAACTGAATGACGTTCAGGGTGATGTTGACACAATTGCTGAAGTGGTGGATACGCAGGAATTTGCGGCAATTCGCGATAATGCAAAAGAAATCGTAACCCGCTTTAACGAACTGGGTAATAAAAACACCCGTACACCGGGGCGTACTATAAAAGATAAAGCTGGGAAATTTAATTTCCTGTAATTCGCTTTATTGCTAATTAGCCCAGAATATATTTTTAAATCGCTTAATTGCGAGGGAGTTTTATGCACCTTAATAATCGTGCGCGGGATTTACTGGATAAATATTCGGCGGGGATGGCGCAGCAGTTTGGTGCGCGTGATACCAGTCGATATTTTTCCCTGAATGACCCGCAGGAAAATGCGCTGCGTCTTGCGTTGCTGGAGTCCGTCGAGTTCCTGAACATGATCACCTGTCTGGATGTTGACCAGCTGAGTGGCCAGGTGATCTCTGTCGGTTCCTCTGTGCTGCATACCGGCCGCAGCGAAAATGGCCGTTTCATTCGTCAGGTAGGCGTTGACGGTAATGACTATTCCCTGGTTGAAACAGACAGCTGTGCCGCGTTGCGCTGGGATCTGCTTTCTGTCTGGGCAAACGCCGGTAAGGACGAAAACGAGTTTTACAACCTGGTACAGGCATTCACCACGCAGGCTTTTGCGCTGGATATGTTGCGCATTGGTTTTAACGGTAAAAGTCGCGCGAAAACCACTGATCCGGAAACTAACCCGAACGGCGAGGATGTGAACGTTGGCTGGCATGAGCGTATGAAAACGCTGCTGGGCGGCAATCAGATTATGACGGATGCCGTGGTGCTTGATGAGGCCGGGGATTACAAATCACTGGATGCAATGGCGTCCGATCTGATTAACGCCAAAATCCCGGCACAGTTCCGCAATGACCCGCGTCTGGTTGTTCTGGTTGGTGCCGATCTGGTCGCAGCTGAACAATACCGACTGTATCAGGCAGCAGACCGTCCGACTGAAAAAATCGCGGCGCAGATGCTGGGAAGCACCATTGCTGGCCGTCCGGCTATTATCCCGCCGTTTATGCCGGGTAAACGCATGGTGGTTACGCCGCTTTCTAACCTGCACATCTACACCCAGCGCAATACCCGTATGCGTAAGGCGGAGTTTGTTGAAGATCGTAAGCAGTTCGAAAACAAATACCTGCGCAATGAAGGTTACGCGGTGGAAGTGCCGGAGCTGTATGCGGCTATTGATGAATCCGCTGTGACAATCGGCAAAGTCTCCGAACCGGTGGAGGGTTGATAAATGGCACTTTCCCCCGCGCAGCGTCACAGCCAGCGTATTGCGATGGAACAAAAGCTGAAGCGCAGCCAGGCACTGGAAACCACGGAAAGCATGCACTTGCTGGTCAGGGCGCTGGAAACGGATGTGGAATATATTCGAAGTCTGCCTACCATCGCCGATCGCGTCGAGTACAAACGCAATGTGCTGTTGCCGCGCTGGGTTCCCACTGTGGAAGCCTATCTGGAGAGTGGCCAGGAGTATGCAAATCCGGTTTTTGCCTGGTGTGTTATCTGGCTGTTTGACGTGGGCGATCTGGATAAGGCGCTGGACTGGGCTGACATTGCTATCAGCCAGCAGCAGGCAACCCCGGATCGGTTACGCAGCAATTTTCCCACTTTCGTGGCGGATACGATGCTGGCATGGGCGCAGGAAACCGCAGGGCGCGGGGAAAGTGTGGAGCCTTATTTCACCCGAACGTTTGAGCGGGTGGCAAACACCTGGCGACTGCATGAGCAGGTGACGGCCAAATGGTTCAAGTTTGCCGGTCAGGAGTTGCTACGCAATGACGATGGCCAGAAAACGGCGGCGGGCGTGGATGATATTGAAACGCTGGAAAAAGCCGATCAACTGCTGGCTATTGCAGAAAAACACTACTCAAAAATTGGCGTCAGAACGGCGCGGCAGACAATTGCCGCCCGTATCCGAAAACTGACTCAAGGGTAAAGACTACCGCAAGCCAGGCGGACGCGGTGGAGGGCAGAACACCTTGTGTGTAACTGCGCCGTGGAAACCGGCCAGTCCGCCTTTTTCGGGGGATTTATGTTTAGCGGAAAGCCGCTGGATTATCAGGATGAACCGCTGACCAATAACGGATTTTGGCCAGATCTGAATCTGAAGGATTTTCAAGCGCAGCGGTCACTACCGCCAGATATTGACGCTGATACCATCAGCCAGGCGTTGCTTGCAGCGGTGGCGGAGGTGAATGCGGAACTGGAAAACGTGGAGTCCAGTTGGATAGCGAAAGGCTACACGCTGGCGGCAGAGGTACCAGGTGTAAAAATGGGCGGACTGAACAGCCTGTGCGCCCAGTATATGAAGGCCGTTTTTGCAAGGGCAAAAGCGGATCTGCTGGGGGAGTTCGCCACTATCGGGCGGCGCGATACTCATCCGGGACAGGAAAGTATGGAAACCCGAGCGGGGTTACTGGCTGAAGCATCGGTGGTGATCCGCCGTATGAAAGGGCTGAAACGGGCAACGGTGAAAAAAGTATGAGCCAGACGCAGATCCAAAGCCTGACCACATTTTTTAAAGATAACGTCCCGCCCCGTGCGATGCAGTCATTTGACAGTGTGCTGAATGAGATGAAGTTCATCCCTGCGGCGAAGGATTACGGGCTGGGACAATATCGCCAGGCGGTTATCCGATATGACGCGGTTCTGAGCTGGGAGCGTTTCCCGTATCGCCTTTGCCCGCCGCAGTTGCTTATGTCCTTACTGGCGGCGTGGCTGGATGATGCTGACAGGGAACTACTGGATGAAGTGGGGCTGAGTGAAGCTGAACCTGACTGGGATGTGTCGGTGGAGGATGAGGAAGTGGCCACTGTGGTGCTGACTGTTCCGATGGTAGAAGAACTGGTGATCAGGCAGGACGAAAACGGGGCTATTCCGTGGCGGGGTGAGCGCTGGTCACTGGTTGAGCCTGAAATCTGGACGGCACTGACCGCCAGTATTTACAGCGTGGATGAGGCCGGTGCGCCGGTGGGGGATAGCGAATGATTGCCGGTGGCGAGCTGAATAAAAAACAGCTGGCCGAATTGCGCAAGGCACTGGCCAGCATGGAGCTGCCGCCGAGAAAACAGCAGCGTCTGATCTGGCGTCTGGCCAAATATGGCGTGATTGCTGCGGCAAAACGGCATGTGCGCAATCAGGAATCCCCGGATGGCCAGAAGTGGCCGGGACGTAAGACAAAACGCAAAGGGAAGATGCTGCGCAACCTGCCAAAGCTGCTGCATATCCGTGAAATGCCAGAAATTCAGGCTGTGTGGATCTATTTGCAGGGCGGCGGATACCGGAACGGGGAAACGCCGGTACCAGCCGGAACAGTGGGTTACGCGCAACAAAACGGAATGCGCGTAAAGGTCAGCCGCAGTAATCAGCCACGGAAGGCAGAGGCCGGGAAAATGGCGACGCCTGCCCAGGCCAAAAAATTACGGGCGCTGGGATACCGGGTGAAAACCGGTAAGAGATGGAAAAAGCCCACACTGGGCGAAATCACCAAAACGATGCCATACAGCCAGGCGGGGCTGCTGATTCGAAAACTCAGCGGTAAAGCCGTGAAAACCAGCTGGACAGTGGATCTTCCTGCCCGTGTGTTTTTGGGCATGAATGATGATGAATTTGACAAGGCGCTGGCGCGTCAGCTTCAGGCCATCGGCTTTGGCTGGGACGTTAAAGCGCAGGATATTAAGGGGAAAGCATGACCTGGCCAATTGTGACCGTAAACCAGGTAAATCAGCTGTTGGGTGAAACCAATGAGGTGGAACGCACACTGCTGTTTATCGGTACGGGTACCAAAAATGTGGGGAAAACGCTGGCGGTGAATGCCCAGAGTGATTTTGATTCACTGCTGGGCGAGGAAGCCAGCCCGCTGAAAAATGATGTTCTGGCTGCGCTGGCGAACGCTGGCCAGAACTGGTGGGGGTTCATTCACGTCCTGCCAGCTGATGCGGAGGCAGATGCTTGGGTGAAAGCGGTTCTGGCCGCGCAGGTGGTGTGCTCTGTGGAAGGCGTGGTGCTGTCTGACGATGTGACCGCTAAAGCGCAGGTAAATCAGGCCGTGACGTTACGAACCACCCTGATTTCAAAGTATGGCCGCTGGGTGTGGTTCATCCTGGCCGCACAGGGAATGCAGGATGAAGAAGCCCAGGCGGATTATCTGGTACGCATGGCCACCCTTCAGGATGGTATTGCAGAAAAAGCGGTGCAGCTGGTTCCCCGCTTGTGGGGAAATGAACCGGGCGTGCTGGCTGGTCGCCTGTGTAGCCGTGCGGTAACCATTGCTGACAGTCCGGCGCGGGTTAAAACCGGTGCTCTGATGAATCTGGGCAGTGATGAAATGCCGGTTGATGGTACCGGAGAAGTGCTGGAACTGGCCACACTTCAGGCGCTTGAAGCACAGCGTTTCAGTGTGCCGATGTGGTACCCGGATTATGACGGTTTTTACTGGGCAGATGGCCGCACGCTGGATGTTGAGGGCGGCGATTATCAGTCGATTGAAACCCTGCGCGTTGCGGATAAAGCGGCCCGCCGTGTTCGTCTGCTGGCTATCAGTAAAATCGCAGATCGCTCGCTGAACAGCACGCCGGGAAGTATCGCCGCACATCAGACACTGTTCGCCCGTCCACTGCGTGAAATGTCCACTGCAGCCAGCATTAATGGTGTGTCATTTCCGGGAGAGGTGAAGCCGCCGCAGGATAGTGATGTGACCATTGTCTGGAAGAACAAAAAGGCGGTGGATATTTACATTGTGGTGCGCACCTGGGAAGTGCCGCTGCAAATCACCATCAGTCTGTTACTGGATGCCAGTCTGGAGGCCACAGCATGACCAAACGTATTTCGGGTATGTCGTTTGACACCTATATGGACGGCGATCTGATCCATATCGAGAAAATCACGCTCGATATTACGGATAACAGCGCTGCCGCCCAGACGCGTGGCGTCCCTGATGGGTATGTAGACGGCGATGTTGCCGCCGAAGGGGAAATTGAAGTCAGTTCAAAAACACTTCAGGTGCTGACAGCCAAAGCCCGCGCAGCGGGTTCATGGCGTGGGCTTCCCCCACTTGATTTTCTTTTCTATGCCAAAGCCAGTAGCGAAGAAATGAAGGTGGAGACGTTCGGCAATAAATTGCAGGTCAGCAACCTGCTGGATATTGATCCGAAAGGGGGCGGCGTGACCACGCACAAAATCAAATATTTCGTGACCAGTCCGAAATTCGTCAACATCAACGGTGTGCCGTATCTGGAAGCGGAAGCCACAGAAAACCTGATCGGATAAGGGGCAGGGATGCAGGAGCATGAAAAGAGTCTTTATTCACTGCTGATCATTGGCGCACTGATTGCCATCGGCAATGTGCTGACCAGTAATGACCCAATCACGCCGCGCCTGTTTGCCGGTCGCGTGATCCTGGGCAGTCTGGTTTCAGTGGTGGCCGGGGCGGTACTAATTCAGATCCCGGATGCCAGCCCGCTGGCCATTCAGGGGCTGGGGGCGGCGCTGGGGATTGCCGGTTATCAGGCGGTGGAAGTGTGGCTGCGCAGACGTGCAGCGGGAAAGCAGAACGGGAGCAAGACAAATGACCCTGAGTGAAAAACAGCAATTATTCACAGTCATGGTGGCCAGTCTGATCCACTGGGCAGAAGAACATGGCTACAGACTGACGTTCGGTGAGGCTTACCGTACACCAGAACAGGCCGCGCTGAATGCGAAGAAAGGCAGCGGCATTTCTAACAGCCTGCACACCCAGCGGCTGGCGGTGGATTTCAATCTGTTCGTGAACGGTCAGTACAAAACCCGTACAGAAGATTATCTGCCACTGGGGGAATACTGGGAATCACTGGGTGGTTCCTGGGGCGGACGCTTCAAATCCAGACCTGATGGTAATCATTTCAGCCTGGAACATAACGGGGTGCGCTGATGAGCAGCGGGCAGTGGCTGGTTGTGGTGGCGCTGGCGTTTGTCTGGGGCTGGCTGACCGCTGACTGGCGGCGTGACAGCTTAGAGCTGGCGATCAATACAGCGGCGCAGGTGGCCGGTAATGAATCGCGAAAAGTAATGCAGGGCATTGCCAGTGATTCAGCCAGAGCGCTGGAAGATAAACTGGAGGCGTTAAAAAATGTGGCACCGCGTGAGATACGCACGGAAATACTTAAGCCCGTTTTTACCAATCATTGTCTGTCTGATGAGTTTGTCAGCATGTACAACAGCGCCGCAGCTGGTACCGAGCGTGCGTTATCAGGAAAACCTGAAAACTAAATGCACCACGCAGCTGCCGCGCCTGAACGGTACGACAGGAAAAGATGCAGCGGAATTACTGACAATTTATCCTGAAATTTATGGCCAGTGTGCTGCGCGTCATAATCAGTTAGTGGACGAAATTAATTTAAGAGAGAGTATGAGTGATGGAACAAATTAAACTGTGTGTTTGTGGTGTTGATATTGTTTTTGAACCAAATCAGACCGCCTACAACAAATTTATTAATGAAATGGCGATGGATAATAAAGTTGCCCCGGCACATAACTATCTGACGCGAATTGTGGCAACGGAAAGTAAAGAAGCACTGACCGAAGTATTAAAGCGTCCGGGTGCTGCACTTCAACTGGTTGGCAAAGTAAATGATATTTATGCGCCAGAACTGGAAATTGAAGTAAAAAACTGACAAAGCGAGTCCATGAAATTGAAAGAAATGGACTCGAACAATATTTAATTCTACGCCGTCATTATTTACCGCATGGTCAGGACTCTGTTGACGATATCGCCGCCGCTATATGGCTGGATAATCGGCACTGGGAATATACGGGGATCGCCGTGGCCAATGGTGTGGCAAAAGCATTTAAAGGCACTGAATGAAACAATTAGATTTTACATTAAGCCTGATTGATAAATTATCCCGCCCGTTAAAACAGGCGCAGGGTAATGTCACCGGCTTTGCGGAAAAATCAAAAGCGGCCTTTATGCAGATTGGCGGCGGCGCGATGGCGCTGGCCGGTGTCGGGATGGCGATCAGGGGCGCGTTATCACCGGCAATTGAAATGTATGACGCGCTGAATGATGTCGCCGCAAAAGGTATCGATGATTCCGCGCTTAAGACCGTTCAGCGTGATGCCCTGCGCTTCAGTACAACCTACGGTGCCAGCGCGGTGGAGTTCGTTAAATCCACGGAAAATATTAACGCTTCCATTGCCGGACTGACGGGTAATGAACTGCCGAAGGTGACGAAAGTCGCCAATACCCTGGCTTTTGCGCTCAAGTCCACAGCGGCGGACACGGCGGAATTTATGGGGCAGATGTTTGGTAACTTTTCCGCCGATGCCGCCAGACTGGGCAAGGTTGAATTTGCCGAACAGCTGGCGGGCAAGATGCTTTATATGCGCAAAACATTTGGCACAGAAATGGCCACTATCAAGGATTTGATGGAAGGTGCGCGCGGCGTAGGGACTAACTACGGCGTGGGACTGGATGAACAGCTGGCCGTTCTGGGGCAACTTCAGCGGACACTGGGAACGGAAGCCAGCAGCGCCTATGAAGGATTTATGACTGGTGCGATTGATGGCGCTAAAAAGCTGGGGCTGTCCTTTACTGACTCCACCGGCAAAATGCTGTCCATGCCTGAAATGCTGATCAAGTTGCAGGGCAAATATGGCAAAAGCCTTGAAGGGAACCTGAAAGCCCAGGCGGAACTGGATGCAGCCTTTGGTGACAGTTCTGCAGTGGTTAAACAGCTTTACGGCAATGTCGCGTTACTTCAGCGGAACATCACCGAACTGGGCGGCGCGGACGGTCTGAAGCGTACCCAGGAAATGGCTCAAAAAATGGTTAAGCCGTGGGATCGCTTTGTGCAAATCCTGAAAGCCATTCAGACCGTGATCGGGCTGACGCTGATCCCGGTGCTGTATCCGGTTCTGAATCGCCTGGCTGATATGGGGCAGACCTTTGCCCGCTGGATGCAGTTATTTCCTAACATTGCCCGTGTGATTGGTTATGCGTCGATGGCACTACTGAGCTTTGCCGCCGTGGGTGCGGTGGCCAATATCGTGATGGGAGTATCCAGATTCATCATGATGGGACTGCGCGGGATCTGGGGGGCGTTAACGGCGGTTACGAAAATCTACACGGCCACTGTCTGGCTGTCGCAAATGGCGGTAATCGCCTGGAATACCACGCTGAAGTTTTTGCGCGGTGCGTTACTGGCGGTACGCATGGCCGCAATAATGGCCGGAATTGGTATCAACCTGATGAGCTGGCCGATCCTGCTTGTGATTGGTGCCATTGCGCTGCTGGTTGTCGGTTGTTATCTGCTGGTTAAGCACTGGGACACGATAAAAGCAGCGGTGATGAATACCGAAGCCTTCCAGACATGTGCCGCCGTGGTGAAATGGCTGGCGGGGATCTTTGCTTCAGCCTGGCAATATATCAGTGAAGGATGGAACAGCTTTATTTCTTTGCTGACAGGATTTTCACCGTCTGAGGCATTAAAGGGAATGGCCACCGACATTATGTCGCTGTTTGATAATGTCTGGAAGTCAATCAAAGGGGGATTTCTTAAATCGTGGAACTGGATTGTTCAGAAACTGAATAAAATTCCCGGCGTGGATATTTCACTGGCCAGTGAAACCACGCAGCCATTAACCGGAAATACACTGTCGACGGGTGGTGATTTAAAAGGTGTGGATAAAGGTGGTATCAGCAAAACAATCAGCAGCAACAGTAAATCTGTAACCGATAACAGCCGGAAAATTGGTGAAGTGCATTTCCATACCAAAGAAGCACTTTCTCCATCCCAGCTTATGGAATGGCAGGAGCTTGGCGCATGAGTAATGTTCTCTATATCGACTTACTGATTCAGGGCGGTGACTTTGTTCTGAATACCGGTAATGAACCTGAATTATGTAATAACCGAAAAAGTATCGGGCAGGACATTATTCATTCCATTATTGAAAGCGGGTTAGCGACGGAATTAATCGCCGAACGTAGCCCGACAATGAGAGCGGATATTTTTACCCGCATGGAATTACTGATTGAAGATGATGAACGCATTGTGCCGGGTACGGTGGAAATCAGTGAAGAAAGTCAGAAGCGGCTGTGGGTAACCGCGAGTACATACGATTTTGGCGGGATCTCTGCGCAGGTGGATTTATGACGGAAAAACCGCAGGTTGATTTTGAAGAAGTGGTGAAAGACAGCGGTATGCCGGTAACGGAAGCCGAAGTGCGGGAACGCTTCAATGCAATTGCAGCAGATGAGGGAATTATCACCAATACATCCCGAATGTCACCGTTCTGGCGATTAATCACCGCTATTGTGACCGCCCCGGTGATGTGGCTTAAAGACGTTCTGGTGTTAACCGTGCTGGCCAATATGTTTGTGGCCACAGCCAGCGGGAGCATGTTGCGTTTGCTGGCCTGGGCGGTGAACGTCACGGCAAAACCGGCGAGCGCTGCACAGGGGGGGATTCGGTTCTTCAAAGAAGATGCAAAGGCCGTTGTGACGGTCAAAGCCGGGACGATTATCCAGACAGAACGCATTAACGGGCGAGTGTATGAGCTGGCTACCACTGAGGATGTGGTGATCGCTTCCGGTGCGGCCAGCGCATTGCTACCGGTGAAAGCCACTGGCACCGGGGGCGCATATAACCTTGCGCCCGGATATTACCGCATTCTGCCGGTGGCGGTCAGTGGTATCAGCCACGTGGCCAGTGAGGAAAACTGGTTGACCGTGCCGGGGGCTGATGAGGAAAGTGATGATGAACTGCGCGAGCGTTGCCGCAATCAGTTCAATCTGGTGGGGAATTACCACACCGATGCGGTTTATCGCTCAATGATCGCCAGTGTTGCCGGGTTGAGTATCGATCGGATTTTCTTTGAGCATGAAGCACCGAGGGGGCCAGGAACAGCCAACGCCTTTTTATTACTGGACAGTGGGGTGGCATCAGCGCCGTTCGTGGATGCGGTGAATGACTATATCAACACGCTGGGGCACCACGGGCATGGTGATGATATGCAGTGTTACCCCATGCCGGAAACGCTTCACGATCTGGCCGTCACGGTTTATGTCAAAAATCTGAACAACTTCAGTGACGAAGAAGTGAAAACTCTGAAGGGCGGCATTGAAAACATGATCCGCTGTGCCTTTCGTGAAAATGCTGATTATGACGTCAGAAAGACGTGGCCATATTCGCGGTTTTCCTTTTCGCAACTGGGGCGGGAAATTCATAAAACCTTTGCACAGACGGAATCACTGACATTTTCGTTGGGAGACATTACCAGTGAACTGAGCGTGCCGCGTCTGAAATCACTGACGGTGAATATTGAGAATGAATGAGTTCATGAAAAAGCTGGCCGGGATGTTCCTGCCGTCCTGGATGAATAAAGGCGAACCGGGGAAATTGCTGAAAACGGCGCGGCGGTTCTGGGCTGAGGTTTACGGCTGGGTTACCTGGCCAATGAGTCAGTTTGATCCGCTGACGTGTACACCGGCATTACTGAACCTGCTGGCTTATGACCGGGATATCACCCGCTTTGATGGTGAACCGTTGACCTTGTTCCGCAAACGCGTGGCTTTTGCCTTTGTGAATGCGCGGGATGCCGGTTCAGTAGAGGGGTTTATCAATATCTTTGAACGGCTGGGGATTGGTTATGTGGAGCTGTTAGAACGGCAACCGGGTATCGACTGGGATGTGATTCTGGTTCGGGTTACAGACAGCCAGATTGCAGACAACACGCAGTTGCTGATCCAGATAATCCGCCAGTACGGGCGAACATGCCGCCGTTATCAGTTTGAGGTGATCACGTCTGAAAGCCTGGTTATCAGGGCTGGGTGGGATCAGGGGGAATATGTGGTTTACCCGGCGACGTTAGCAGGGACGGAAGCCCGCAGCGCAGCATTCAGCGCGAGTTTGTAAGGAGGTTTTTATGTCACAGACAGCCATCACACAGGCGTTTGAAAACTGGAAAGCACAGCAGGGTGCAACGGGTGAACCGGTACTACTGGACGAATTTGTTTTTGCCAGTGTGCCGGATTTAAACCCGGATACACCTGTTGACCGCAATGAAGGGTTGCCCCCGACAGCACAGATTGTTCACCGGCAAGCTGTTACCCGTACCGGTGTGGTGGATGAAAACAGGGTGGTCTATTCCGTAGTGCTGGGCGCAGATGTGGGGGATTTCAGTTTTAACTGGATTGGTTTGCTCAATAAGGCCAGCGGTACGCTGGCAATGATTGTCCATGCACCATCACAGCAGAAACTGAAAACAAGAGAAGGGCAACAGGGGAACGTGCTGACCCGCTCATTTCTGATGGAGTACAACGGTGCACAAACAGAAACTGGGATTAATACGCCCGCTGAAACCTGGCAGATTGATTTTACTGCACGTTTGGCCGGAATGGATGAGCGCCAGCGTCTGGAAAATACAGATATTTATGGCGCGGCGGCGTTTTTTGGTAACGGGTATCTGGTAGCCAAAACCGGCAATCAGTTTTATGTCACGAAAGGCACGGGGTATGTGGCTGGACTGCGTGTGTCACTGGATGCGAATCAGGATATTACAGTGACGACAAAGTCGGTAAAAGTCTGGCTGGATGTGTGCTGGACAGGGATTCTGAGCTGTGTCTGGAGTGTACAGAGTAAAGTCACGGTTGTAGAAAATCTGACTGATTATGTTCAGAACGGTATTCAGCATTTTGTATTTGCGGTGGCCAGCATTGATGTGGATGGCAACATCACGGATTTAAGGCCAAAAGGCAGTCTGAGCGATCAACAGGCCAGCAGCGATTTTTTGCGTAAGGATGCAAACCTTACCGATATCAATGACAAGGCGGAAGCCAGAAAAAATCTTGGGCTGGGTGAGCTGGCGGTCTTAAGCATTAGCGATGTTGTGCCGGTTGGAGTACCACTTCCTTGGCCGACTGATATTCCACCAGCGGGTCACGCAATCATGCAGGGGCAGGTGTTTGATCCAGTGGCTTACCAGCGACTGGCTATTGCATACCCATCGGGTGTTCTTCCTGATATGCGCCGCCAGACGATCAAAGGAAAACCTGATGGCCGTGCAGTTTTGTCCTATGAAGATGATGGCAATAAATCCCATGCCCACACCGCTAGTGCATTCAGTACCGATCTGGGGACGAAGTCAACATCATCCTTTGACTACGGCACTAGAGCTGTGAGCACATTTGATTACGGAACCAAAACAACCGATACAACTGGTGCACATACTCATACATATGTTAAGGGGCAGGCCACTCAAAACGGAGATATCAATAGAGGTCAGGGCGGCGATAACGTAACAACTGGTAATACGGATTTGGCTGGCAACCATGCTCATATTGTAGGGATTGGCGCACATAGCCATTCTGTAGGAATTGGAGCTCACTTTCATACCGTAGCAATAGGCGCACACAGTCACACCATTACCGTCGCCGCGTCGGGCAACGCAGAAACGACAGTTAAGAATATTGCATTTAACTACATAGTGAGACTCGCATAATGACTTTTAAAATGAGTGAAACCGATCAAACAGTTACTGTTTATAACCTGCGTTCCGATACGAATGAATTTATTGGTTCGGGTGATGCTTTTATTCCTGCGCATACCGGACTGCCAGCTAACTGCACCACGATAAAGCCACCGGCAATCAAAGCGGGGTTTGTGGCGATTTTTGATTCAGAGAAGCAAAGATGGATTTCCCGTGAGGATCACCGTGGTGAGGTTGTGTTTGATACAGAAAACGGTAATGAACTGGTGATCACCGAGCCAGGCGCTTATCCGGAAAGGACAACCACGTTAGCACCAGCTAATGCCTGGCAAAAATGGAATGGTAAGGCGTGGGTGGATGATGCGGAGGCCATGCGAATTGCATTAGTCAGCGAGGCAGACGCCGAAAAGAAAAGCCTGCTTAAACAGGCCAATGACGCCATTGCCACGTTGCAGGATGCCGTTGATTTAGACATTGCGACTGAAGAAGAAGTACTTCTACTTACTGCATGGAAAAAATTCCGGGTTTTATTGAACCGTATTCAACCGGAAGATGCTCCGGAAATTGTGTGGCCGGAGGTGCCTGGAAATGTGGCGTGAAGCACGTCTGGCCTTCACAGATTCTGTTGCTGCGCTGAACTGTTCGATCGCCCCTGCGCATCCGTGGATTTATGGGCTGGGACAGCAGACAGCGAACGGGGCATATCTCAGCCCGGTTAATGCTGTTCGCTATCTTGCTGAACGCCTGGCCGGAATAGGGGGAAATGCGGACGTGGTGATTATGATGGTCACCGGACAGACGCAGGAAAACTTTATGGCCAGCCTGAATAACCTGGTCGAAATTTTCCCCGCCCCGGCATTCACGCAGGTCAAACGGCTGGCGCAATCCGCCGCTGCGCTGGCTATTGAAAAGATGCAGATCCCTGCGAAAGCCGCCGCAGCGTTACCTGCGTCCATTCCACTGTCTGTACCAACCACCAGGGCTGCGTTATCTGCTGCGGCAATCAGCAAGGCACAAAAAGCGGCGGGTGCCGGGTTTGATATCGAAGGGCTGAAAAAACAGCTGGGCGAGTTCACGCAGCTGCGTGACCAGCTTATCAGTGATGTGGCCAGCGGCCTGAATGATTTACAGGGGAAAAGTGCCAGGGCGTGGGTTTTTACTGCCAGCGGAGACACCGGCACCACGTTACTGGAACTGGTGAGGGACATTCCGCAGCAGTCTGCCGTTTACACCGCTGCCATGATGCTGGTTGGCGATAATCTTGATGGAATAAAGGGAATGATTCATGACTTCGATCCCGACACTGGCGCTTAATGGCGAGGCCATCCAGCTGAAAAACATGCGGGTGACCGTTTCACAGCAGTTTCAGGATAAAGATCAGTCCGGCCAGACCAGCGCCACAACAAAATCAGAGCAGGGAGCAAAGGGAAAGGAACTGCGGATTAGCGGTGAAATACCTTTTAAACAGCCTGAAATACTGAAGCGTATTTTTGAGCTGGCCAGTGCTACCGATGCCAGTGGTAATCGTCAGAAGTACCGCGTGGCGCATGAAGTTGCCCGTGCAGTTAATTTTCGTGAAGCAACGTTCAGCGGAATGCTGGATGCGCCCCAGCAGGACGGGAAAATGTCCTGGCTGGTGACATTCACACTGGCGGAACATATCAGCGTGCAGGAAAAGCGAGAGGCCAGGGCAACAGGTAAGACGACCGCAAAAAAACAGACTGCCGGTAGTGCGGGACAGTCCGGTGGCCAGTCTGCCGGAGAGGATGAAGAAAAACTGACGTGGTTTGAACGCAAGGTGCTGAAGCCCGTCAATGATGCTTTGGGTTAATGATGAAACCAGTAAAACGCCTTTACCTTTCAACGAATGAAGTTCACCTCGTGGATGCCAGCCTGGTACTGGAGCTGAACAGCTGCGGCCGGGGCTTCATCACCGCAGAGACAACAACCGATTACACCGGAAAACTGGTGCGGCTGGATGTGGGGTATACCGAGCTGCTTTTGCGCTGGTTTACGGGGTATGTGGAGCGATCGCAGCCCGCTGAAAACGGTTTTCAGCGTCTGTTCATTCGTGAACTGGTAGGTGTGTTTGAAAGGATGTGGCCATGTTCGTTTCAACATCCAACTTTACGCGAGGTTGCCAGCTGGCTGGAAGAAAACAGCGGGATCACGGTCAGTGTGCCTGATGCAGAGTACAGCGATACCCCTATCCCACATTTTACCCATAACGGTACCGGCTATCAGTTGCTGAACAATCTGGGCAGGGCGTTCAGTATCCAGGATTACATCTGGTACCAGTTGCCTGATGGTTCGCTTTACGTCGGCGGCGCAGAAAAATCATTGTTTGCCGGTCGTTCCGTAGAAATCCCTTCAGAGTTCAGCCAGGGGGCTGCTGGTGGTAACTCTGTGACATTACCAATGATCCAGACTATGCGGCCAGGGGGGGAGATGAACGGTGAACGCGTGACTAAAGTTCACCTGACTAATGACACGATGGCGATCACATGGACGCCGAGAAACCGCGCAACGGGTAAACCTTTGCAGAAAACACCAGCACAACGGCAGATTGAAAGCCATTACCCGGAACTGGCATCCGGGCTTCATTTGCCAAAGATGGCCAGAGTCGTGGCGCATTCAGAGCCGGTAAAAAGCGGTAATTTTGCCGATCCCTTCCGGCCACGTTACGCCGTGGACGTTCAGCTGCTTGACGCAGACGGAAACCCGGACAATCAGACGCCTGTTTACTCAGCGGTGCCGCTGCCGGTGCCAATGGCCGGGAATGATTCAGGTATGTTTCAGTTTCCGCCAGAAGGGACGCTGGTTGAGGTTGCATTCACGGGAGGCAGACCGGATAAACCCTTTATCAGGCAGACGCTGCCGGATGGTACCAGCCTGCCGGACGTTAAACCCGGTGAGCAATTGCAGCAGCAGCGGGAAGAAGTTTCCCAGCGGGTGACTCAGGCAGGAGACTGGGTAAGACAGACCGATCAGACCATCAGTGAAACATCGATGGCGCGAACCGTAAAAGCCGATACGGAACAGCGCGAACTGGTCAGCCGTGAAACCACGGTGAAAGCCACGGATAAAACCACGGTACTGGGAACCACCACATTGCTGGCCGGAGCCATCCAGCAGGTAAGTGCCGGTGATTATAGCCAGGCGGTGAAAGGTAACAGGCTGGCCAGTATTGAAGGAAACGAAGAAACGGACATAGCAGGACAGCAGTCCACTAAAGTGGGCGGTGCTGTAGCCGTGGAGGTTGGCGAAAGCCTGACAGAGAAAATTGCCGCACTGCGTAAATCAGTGGCCGCTGGCGGTCAGCAGGTCATGGGGGCAACTGTCCATATTGGCAGTGAGAGTATCAACGCCCTGACCATGATGTTGGATACCATTGATTTACTGGCAGAACTGGCACAGCAATGCGCGAGCCATTCGCACCCCACCGTTGGGACGCCAACTAATGCCGACGCGTTCACCCAGACGGCGACGAAAGCCGGGCAGACCCGGAGCAAGTACCAGAATATAATTGCCTGACCATGACCACACGCCCGCATAATGCGGGCTTTTTTATACCCATCCTCAGACGCAGCAGAACGCGTTCTCAGCACTTAAAACAACAAATTAACCCAACGCAACACATATAAAAGATCGTGCGGGCGCTGCGCTGGCGCAGCGATGCACCGACAAAATAAATCTTTCGCAGACAAAAACGTCGCTACACCGCACCCGCCTGCGGTTTCTGGATCTGGAAATTTTTTCAGTTTTATTTTTCTACAAACCTGAGCGCCAGACCGCGCCATTACTGGCGGCTTTGCGGAGAACAGAAACTGAAATGATTGACAGGAATTTCAGGTAATTACAGTTTTTAGAACCGTAAGATGATTAGGTTTTTTTATATCATTTTGATTATAAAGCAAAAATTTTATTTTTATCATATTAAATAATATTTGAAAATCGGCTCCACCAACAACGCTGATGACTGACACCTAAGCTCCACGTGGTTTAGCAGCCTTTCATGGAATGGCTACGATTGAAAAGTCTTTCATGAACGTTGACTTTATTTCTGTATCTTGGCAAATTTGGTATATAGACATCTATCGGTTGGGAAAAAAAAA